AAAAAGTTTAAGAGATAAAATCTTACTAGTTGTTGTAGTACAAGCGGTAGGGTTTGGTATCGCATCACTTTTAAGTCTAGGAGGTATCGTGGTAGAACGTTCAACGCTGTCGTATTTTATTACAGGGACTATCCTCGCATTTGTCGCTTTAGGAATCTATGAATATATCCTAACGAGAAACGCGATGAAGTTACAAAAAGAATTAAGTGTAACAATTAATCAGGCAATGCGAAGATATGATACGATTTTTATCAATACACATACGGAGAAGAAAGGCGGTAAATAGCTATGTTTGACATGACGGAAAGAGAGATGGAGAATTTTTTAAGCTCTACACAAGATTACGCTAAAACAACAATCATGCTCATTTTTGAAAACGAATCGCAAATTGTAGCACCCGGATATAGAACAGAAACAGGAATTAAGGTAGACCCTACATTCGTATCTAATATTTTAAAAGATGTGGAAGCAGCGGTTACAATGACTATTACACATATGGCTTACGATTATGCAGATTTTCAAAAGGACTACAGAGATACAGTAGGAGATACTGAACATGAAATTGTAGATAAATTAAGAGATAAATATGAAGGACATTTAATGAGCCAATTCATCAACTATGGAATCGTATTTTCATCTGATGTTATCGACATTGTTTTGGACGAGCTAATCCTAGAACTCCCTTTCCTTTATTCTGCTGCTGTTTACGAAGATATTGATGATTCCGATGTATTCCTTGACGACAGACTGTACGCTTACGAAGAGCTGTTAGAAAAGGTAGACCAGCGCTTCGATGAGGAGCTAGACGATGAATGATAACGAAAAGGGAGGTTGTCGAAAAGCGACGTAAATTATTTCAAAATTCAGAAAAATACAGAGAGTTTAAAAAAGGAGATAGACGAGTCTTCACACCAAGATTATGCTCCATATGTGGAAGACCGCTATCTGCTCTTTCAAGACAAACGCAAAAATACATAACAACACAAAACCAGATACGATTCGAGTTAAGTGATATTGTACATATCCACATCTGCAAGGATGTTAACTCGTGTTATCGTGTACTAAAACAGAAAGGGGAACTGCAAGATGTCAATGGCGAACAACATAAAAAAAGGTATAAAGAAGAAGAATAGTGTGTTTGACTCACAAGAAGAATTACGTGATACGTTAAACTCCGCATTCTCGTCTTCTATGAAACAGTTCATTAAGAAGTTAGAAATGGGTGAGATTCCTATTGATAACATCGCTGATGCTATCCGCGTGTTAGGAGCTTATAAGGAACTTAATGGTATCGACGAAATGATGAACGGTCAACAAGGAGCTGGAATGTTACCGGAAATTAACATGCGCCAAGAGAAAGTTGTGGATGATATGGTTCGTGACGGTAAGATGGCGGCTGATGAGGAAGGTAAAATCGATGTATCTACAATGGATATGAACGATGTAGCAGACCTAATCAGAAATATGGACATAGCTCAGAATGCAGAAAACGAGGGAACATTCTAATGAAAAAAAGACCGTGGAATATCGAAATCACAAATGACGTAGAACCAACGAGGGTTGTTAAGAAATCTAGAGCTATGGGGATTTCTTATATACCTTACCCCTCACCTGATAATGTACTAGCGGAAAAGAAAGAATACAACAAGTTTGCGAAACATGTATATGAAAGCTATGTACTAGGTGTCCCGTATTTTGGAGAGGAAGATAGAAATGAATAATCTAACAGGAGAAATGATACAGAACATAGCTAAACAAACGTTCGGTAGGACGGAGTTATCAAAAGACGAATTAGCTTATGTATTGACGATGTTAAACTGTTCGTCTTATCTATTAAAGAACCACTCGGTAAAAGGTCACCCGATTACCTTCCACGTTAGCGGAAAAGACTCATTACGAGCGCAAGCGCACAGACCGTGGCAAACAGAAATCATCAATGATACGCATCCTAACAAGGCGGTAATTAAATCCCGTCAGTTAGGGCTATCAGAGGTCGGTGTAGGTGAGATGTTATGGTTTGCAGACCTACACTCCTATGCGGGTGTAAAGTGCCTCTACACGTTCCCTACGAACCGACAAATGAAGGACTTTGTAACGACGCGTATTAACCCATTACTTGAGAAAGGTTATTATGCTACTATTTCTGACCCTAAGATTGACTCGTTAGAAAAGAAAAAGATTAGAAATAGCTTCATGCTGTTCCGTTCTTCTAGTAAGGGCGCTGCGGTAGAGGGTGTCGATATCGATTATCTATCACTGGATGAGTATGACCGTGTAAATAGCTCGGCGGAAATCTCTGCGATGGAGTCTATGTCTTCATCTCAATATGGTATTTTACGTAGATGGTCAACACCTACGGTACCTAACTTTGGTATCCATGACTTGTATGACCGTTCTGATAAACGCGTGTACATGCATAAGTGTGAACATTGCGGCATGCGTCAACAACTAGATTACGATAAAAACATCGAATGTATGGATGAGAGCGGTGTAGATGTTCTTGCTCAAACAGTTCGAGATGGTACATACCGATTCGTTTGTCAGAAATGTGGTAAGACGTTAGACAGATGGTACAACGGAGAATGGGTAGCAGAGTTCCCGGATAGAAGTATTAATAATCAAGGTACGCGTGGATACTTAATCACACAGTTAAATGCGGTATGGTTTAGTGCTGATGCTTTAAAACGTAAGGAATTAGAAGCGAAATCTAAACAGCATTTTTACAACTACGTTTTAGGTTATCCGTATCAGGACGTTGCATTAGCTGTTCAAGATAGAGATATTACAAATAACATGCGCGATAACTACTCAGCTCCACTAATGAATAGAGGAGACTACCGATTCATTTCTGTAGGTATTGACTGGGGTAATCGTCACTGGGTTACAGTTCGTGGATTTAAAGATGACGGACGTATCGACATGCTTCGTATGTTCTCTGTTGAACGAGCTAGAGGTGTAGCAAACATCGAGGCGGATTTAGAGAGAATCATAGTTGAACTAATCCCTTACCAACCCGATATTATCTGTGCCGATATCGGTGACTCTGGTAACTACGTGGACAAGTTAATCCAACATTTCGGTGCTGGTGTAGCTTACGGTGTTAAAGTTAACCCGAACCCTCGTTCTACTGGGCAAATTAACCCGGTATGGTCAGAGCAACGTAACATGGTTACAGTCGATAAACTAACACAAAATAAAAAACATATTTCTGATATGAAGATGGGTCGTCTAGGATTCTATAACACAATGGACAGAGAACTAGCTTTATATCTTGAACATTGGAAAAACGTGGTAATTCGAGATGAAGAAGATGAGAAAACAAAAGCAATTTATCAGATTATTATGGACAAAGGTGACGACCATTTTGCTCAGTCTTCTGTATACTCTATGGTTGGTATGGAACACGTATTGGAACCGTACATAACGAAAGAGCAAGAAAACGCTTTTGCATACACAACGGTAGACATTATGCGACCTCAATCTACAGACATTTTCAATAAAGGTTACTAGAATTTTCCAGACTACTGTTATATTAGTACAGTAGATAAAAGGAAAGGAAGGGACTAGAAAATGCTTAGAGATAATATGTATGATGGCTCCCCGGAAAAGAAAATAAGAGAAATGGAGATGGACTTACTAAGTGCTGTTAAAACAGTAAATGGTAAAGCTCCGGACGACAAAGGTAACGTGCAAGTAGATGGTGCGCCTACCGGAGACTTCGCAACGAAGGAAGACATAAAAGCAATGGTCAAGAGTGTTAATGGTACAAAGCCGGGTACAGACGGAAACGTAACGATTACAATTCCTAGTACGACGGGGTTTGTAAAAACTATTAATAGTAGCTTAACCCCAGATGCAAACGGAAAGGTAACTGGTCTTGTTCAGTCTGTAAATGGTAATAACCCGGACGCTACCGGAAAAGTGACGATACCTTTAATCACATCTGGAGCTGCACGTCCAACAACAGGTACATACGTAGGACAACCGTTCTTCGATACTACGTTGAATAAACCTATCTGGCGTAACAAGGATAACAACGGATGGGTGGACGCGACGGGAGCTGCGGTAGTCTAAGTATGGTATAATAGAGATAGGGAGTAACTATCCCTGTCTTTTATATTAGTAGAGTAGTAAATAAAAAATAAGGAGTGGAAGTAGAATGGCAATGGCATTACAAACTTTAATCGACAAGGCTAACCGCAAGTTAAATATCTCAGGTATGCGTAAAGACGTAGCAGACCGTACCCGCGCTGTTATTACACAAATGCATGCACAAGGTATCTATATCTGCGTAGCGCAAGGTTTCCGTTCATTTGCTGAACAGAATGCTTTATACGCACAAGGTCGTACTAAACCGGGTAACATCGTAACAAATGCACGAGGCGGACAATCGAACCACAACTACGGAGTAGCGGTAGACTTATGCTTGTACACACAAGATGGCTCTGACGTAATCTGGACAGTTGAAGGTAATTTCCGTAAGGTTATCGCAGCAATGAAAGGTCAAGGCTTCAAATGGGGCGGAGACTGGGTTTCATTCAAAGATTACCCTCACTTCGAGTTATACGATGTAGTAGGCGGACAAAAACCACCTGCGGACAATGGCGGTGCAGTAGATAACGGAGGAGGTTCTGGAGGCTCTAGTGGCGGAACAAACTCTGACGGTTCAATCGGTACAGCATACATAACTGGAACAAACGTGAACTTACGTAAAGGTGCTGGAACAGGATACGACGTAATTCGTAAATTAAACGCTCCAGAATCGTACATCGTTTGGGCGGAAGTAAATGGTTGGTTAAACTTAGGTGGCGACCA